ACTCATCCTAGTTATCCTAAACGTTATGATATTAATGAAAATGATTATGAAGAAAAAACACCATTTTATGAACATGAATCATTAAAGGATTTTGAAGGTGTATGGTCAGATTATAAAGAAGTTAGTTATGATGAATTAAAAAATCGTTTAGTATGGTATTATAATAATTGTGATGATCCAAAATTAATTACATTAGAAGAAGCAGGAATTGAATTTAAAAATGATAAACCAGTAACACCAATTAAAACAGGAATAAAGGGTCGAGGTATGTTAGGAAAATATGGTCCTAATCATGCAGCAGATCCAATTGTAACATGTTGGATTGATAATAAATTACATTTTGTAGGAGTGCTTAGAAATGATACAGGTGAATGGGCAATTCCAGGAGGAATGGTTGATCCAGGAGAACATGCGCCGGCTGCTTTAAGACGTGAATTTAAAGAAGAAGCATGTAGCGAAGAAGATGATAAAATTATGGAAGAAATATTTAAAAATGGCGAAGTAATCTTTGCAGGTCCTACATATGAAGATCCTCGAACAACAGATAGCGCATGGATTGAAACATATGTAGTGCATTTTCATATAGATGAAGAATTAGCAAAAAAAATTAAATTTACACCACAAAAAGATGAAGTTTCAAAAGTTGCTTGGGTAGATTGTAATGAAAAATTATATGGTGGTCATTCAAAATTTATTAACATTGTAAAAGAAAAAATGTATTTTGAAAATAATAATGAAGAACCTGAATATATTGATTATAATAGTTTTAATACTATATTTCAAGTATTTGTATATCTTCTGATAACTATTATTTCAGTATATTATGCGCTAAAATTACGAAATGATATTAAAAATGAAGAAAAATATATTCAGATGTTTCTATGTGATTATGATAATTGTACATTACTTTTATTTAGTAATGTAGAATAAAAATATATATATATATAATATATGTATTGTCCTTTACGTAAATGGAAAGATATATTAGGTGAACCGGGAAAAGGTATTCATAAATATAATGTGTTAGGAACATCAATAATAGATTATATATTAACAATAATATTAGCATTTGTTTGGACATATATAACAAAATTTCCGCTAGTTTTAAGTACAATAATATGGTTTATTATAGGATTTTTTTTACATGTAATATTTGGAGTAAAAACACATGCAGTAGAATATTTGGGAATTAAATGTTAATTTTTATAACAAATCTTTATTAATTTTATATTTATTAAATTCAGAACGTAATATCCAAAACTTATAAAAATACGCATTTATTAAAACCCAATCATCTTTATAAATAATTTCTTTCATATTTATTTAATAGAAAAGAAATTAATATTAAATAGTAGGAATAAATTCCCAATCTAATTCATTACAAATTTTTTTCCATATTTCATCTTGTTCTATTCTTTTCTCTCTATCTTTTAACATTGGAAAATAGGGTAAAAATTGTCGTTGATCTAATAATTCACATAATTTATAAACAGTATAATAATAATTTAAAAAATTAACTCTTTCTTCAGGACAAAATTTAGAATAAGGTTCTTGAATAGAAGAAAAAAGATTACATAAAGTTTCTTCTAATTCAGGTGACATAATAGGTGGACGAATGCCTAATTTATCTTTAATAAAAGGAATATGTTCATAATATTTATTATAACCTAATTTTTTTAAGATTTCTTTAGCTTTTTTATTTGTAATTTGAGATAATTCAATTCTTTCTTTTTTAATTTGTGCTCTTATATTTTCAAGAACTTCATCAGGTATTTGTGTAGTTTCTTTAGCTTGAAATTGAGCTAAAATCTCTCTAAAATGATTAATTCTTTTATATGCATAAAAACATACTTCTTTAGGAGGTTCTTTATAAGAAGGTTTTTCATTTTCTATTAAAAATTTAACATTATTAGAACAAAAATTACAGACAAGAATACCTTCATAATCAATAGGGATTAATTCACCATTTTTGCATTTATTACAAATATCAGTAGGAAAAATATAATTATCTTGATCAATATAGTTATTATTAATATTTTTAAAATATTTTTGAGTACTTGTAAGAATATTTTGATCCTCAATTTGTTTATTATCTTCAATATTAAAAAAATTATTTAATGATTTAATTTTTTCATTGTTTATACCATTAGATATATTTTTTTTATTTTCAAAATAATTAAAAACATGTTGAATATTATCAAGATAATATTCTTTTTTTTTATTTTTTAATAAAAGTTTTTCTTTTTTTAAATTTTTAATATTTTCTTCTAATTCTAATTTTCTCTCAATATTAATATTATTTTTTTCTAATTCAAATCTTAAATTTTTAATATCCCTATTAAGTTTAGGAATTTCTACCATATCATTATTATAAAAAGTATTTAAAAACTCTTTATGTTTACTATCTAATGTTTCATTTTTAGATTCGTCTATTAGTATTTTTTTAGAATTTTTTGGTTTAAATGTAGGCATTATTTATATATTATAAATGAATTTTTAATTAAAAATTTTAAAAATGTAATAATTTAATTAAAAATTTATCTATAATATATTTAAAATATAATATAATTTTTACCATAATAGTATACATTATGGTAATATAATTATTAAAAATAAAATATAAATAATGAATATAAGTTAAAATTTAATAAATTAAATTAATTAAATTAATTATTTAAATTTTTTTTTCTTTAGCAATATTATAACAAAATGGGTGGAGGCTTAATGCAACTAGTTGCCTATGGTGCTCAAGATGTTTACCTTACTGGTAACCCTCAAATTACCTTTTGGAAAGTAACATACCGCAGATATACTAATTTTGCCATGGAATCTATTGAACAAACATTCAATGGACAGGCTGATTTTGGACGTCGTGTAACTTGCACAATTAGCCGCAATGGCGATTTAGCTTTTAGAACATATTTACAGGTAACTCTTCCTGAAATTAATCAGACTATGAGAAATCAGCCAGCTCTTACTGGCACTGGCCAAAAATATTGGCAAAATGAAGTTTACGCTAGATGGCTTGATTTCCCTGGTGAGCAATTAATCTCCCAGGTTGAAGTCGAAATTGGTGGTCAGCGTATTGATCGTCAGTATGGTGACTGGATGCACATCTGGAATCAGTTAACTCTTACTGCTGAACAGGAACGTGGTTACTACAAAATGATTGGTAACACAACCCAGTTAACTTTCATCACTGATCCTTCTTTCTCTGATATTGATGGTCCTTGTGACTCTAATGCTCCTCGCCAGGTTTGCACACCTCGTAATGCTCTCCCAGAAACAACTTTATATGTTCCTTTCCTTTTCTGGTATTGCCGCAATCCAGGTTTAGCTCTTCCTTTAATTGCTCTTCAGTATCATGAAGTTAAAATTAACCTTGACATTAGACCAATTGATGAATGCTTATGGGCTGTTTCTACATTAAATGATTGCGCACCTGGACAAAGTGTTAAAGTTACAACTGCATACAATCAGTCTTTAGTTGCTGCTTCGCTCTATGTTGACTATGTTTTCTTAGACACTGATGAACGTAGACGTATGGCGCAGAATCCTCATGAGTATTTAATTGAACAGCTTCAGTTTACAGGTGATGAATCGGTTGGTTCTTCCTCGAATAAAATTAAACTTAACTTCAATCACCCTTGCAAAGAATTAATCTGGGTTGTTCAGCCTGATGCGAATGTTGATTATTGCTCATCGCTCCTTTGCAATGAACTTCTTAATAAAATTTTAGGTGCTCAGCCTTTCAATTACACTGATGCAGTTGATGCTTTACCTAATGCTGTTCATTCTTTCGGTGGCCCTAACTCTGTTGCTGGCGGTGCCCCCGGAAATCCACTACAATCGAATGCTTTCATTGGAACTGATGGTCTCTTTGTTGACCCTGGTGCGGAAGATGTAACTGGTGCTTGGTTATGGAATAATATTCCATCAGGTGTCATGGGTGAGGATGGTGCCTATTCTATTGGAAGATATGGTCATACTCCACAAGAGCCTGATCAATCTACAGTATCGGATGCTGGAACCTTTGTTCTTACTGAAACTTCTTTAAATCTTCACTGCTGGGGTGAAAATCCTGTAGTTACAGCAAAACTTCAGCTCAATGGTCAAGACAGATTCTCTGAACGTGAAGGTAGCTACTTCGATCTTGTTCAACCATACCAGGCGCACACTCGTAATCCTGATACAGGTATTAATGTATATTCGTTTGCTCTTCGCCCTGAAGAACATCAGCCATCTGGAACTTGCAATTTCTCGCGCATTGACAATGCTACTCTTCAGCTTGTTCTTTCCAATGCAACAGTTGAAGGAACTTCCACTGCTAAAGTAAGAGTTTATGCTACTAATTACAATGTTCTTCGTATCATGAGTGGTATGGGTGGTCTCGCCTATAGTAATTAAGTATTTTAATATAATATTTTATTTATATAAATTAAAAAAAAATTAATTTATATAATATGTATTAAATATGTATTAATTAATTTATTGTAAAGCAACAGCTTGTTGATGTGCATTATCAGGATTTAATAAATTTTTAATAATAGTATTAGTTGTTAAATTATATGCTGTATTACCATCTCTATTTTGTTTAAATTTATCAGCGCCTTTAGATAATAGATACTCAACAATTCTATAATTATTTGATTCAGCAGCTTGATGAAGTAAAGTCCAACGTCTAGAAGATCCTCCTTCAACATTAATTAAATCAGGTGTTTCTCGAAGCATAGCTTCAACAACATCCCATTGTCTATTTTTACCTGCATCTAAAATTTGATGTTGTTTCCATTCTGGAATATTATTAATTGGTGAAGGTGGATGTGGTTGTGATCGAACTGAATGTGATCTAGTAGGAATTAAAGGAGTATTTTGATTAGTATGAATATTGGAATTTGCAGGAATTCGAGTTACTCTAGGAGGAGATAATGAACTATTTGTAGTTGGTTGAGATGCTTGTCGTTCAGCTCTCATAAATCCAGTTTCTTGTCCAGAACGTGTTCTAACTGCAGAACAAGCAGCTGCTCTATAAACTGCTTGGACTTCATCATGTCCTTCACTATAATTAATAGCTCTATCAGAAGAAATTCCCATAGATGCTGCTTCTAAAATAGCATCTTGATTGGCAGCTAAATATGATACTTTAATATTATAATTTTCTTCAGCAACTTTAATTAATTCTTTAATAGAAGAACGATTCCAACGATTACTAGCATTTTCATATCCATCAGTTACAATATAAATACAACATGATTCAAATGCTTCTGAATCTAATTCTTTTTCATCAATATATTTTTTAATTGTATCTCCCATTGCATCAAGTAATGCAGTTTGACCTCTTGGAATAAAATCACTAACTAAAAATTCTGGAATATTTTCAATAGACATAGAATCCCAATGAGTCACTTGTTCATGATCAAATAATTTAAGAGTAACTTTAATATCATCATTTTCATTTTTTGAAGATAATAGTTCTTGAATACAAGTATTAATTCCTCCAGATGTATCTACTTCTTTGCCTCGCATAGAACCAGAACGATCTGCTACAATTGCAATTGATTGCTTACTCATTTTTTATTATTATTTTTAATTATATTTAATATTTAAATCAATTTTTTTTTTTATTAAAAATATAATTAAAAAAATTTAATTATTATGTGTTTGTAAATTATTATCAATACTTGGAGCAACACCTGTTGTTTGTCCTGTAACTCCATGCTCTACTAAATCTAAACTAGTTCCTTCAAGTAAACTACATCCTAAACCAATTAATTGGGCTTTCATATCAGGCACTCTAGTTGTACAATCTACAGGTGCTTCAGCAGCAGAAGTAGCTTGTTGTTCAGCCATAGCAGGAACTTCTTCTGCAACTGATTTTGCAAATACACTTTCTATTTTTTTTGCAGCAGATTTTGCAAGTTTACTACCATATTCTCTTGGGCCTGTTCTTATAAATTCACCCCATTCATCCATAGCAGCCAAACCACCTTGTTTAATTCCAGAAGAACTAGCTAAAGCACTTGTTCCCATATAAGTTCCATCATATGCATCATAGTCAGCACCGCCATTTTGATAATATTTTTTATTTTTTGTATATTTTTTATTTTTTGTATATTTTTTATTTTTTGTATATTTTTTAT